ATATATAAAATGTCTGGTGGTATTGCCCAACTCGTCGCCGTCGGTGCCCAGGATGCCCATATCGTCGGCCAGCCCGAAGTGAGCTTCTGGCGCTCCAATTATCGTCGTCACACAAACTTTGCCCAAACCGTGGAACGTCAGGTCCTCCAGGGCGTCCCATCCTCTGGTGGTATCTCCACTGTCAGATTTGAGCGTAAGGGAGATCTCCTCGGATACTGCTACATCACGCGCCGTACTCCAATTCCTTACAACAGAGATCAGTGGATCAGTCGTATTAAGAAGGTCGAGCTTTTGGTCGGGGGTCAAGTCATCGATGACCAAACCTCTCATTTCTCCCAATACATTGCGCCAACTGTGATGGCTCAAACTTACACAAAGTCTCCAATTGGTAGCAACCCACAATCGAGCTTCTACCCATTGCATTTCTCTTTCTGCGAAAACTGGCAATCTGCGATTCCATTGATCGCGCTTCAGTACCACGATGTTGAATTGCGAATCACGTGGGAGACTCCAGTAAATGATGACTATGAAGTTCACGCTCAGTACATTTACTTGGATACCGAGGAGCGCACCACTTTAGCTGCTACTCCACAAAACATGATCATCACCCAAACACAACGTTCCGTCCAATCCGGTACCGCGATCCAAGAGGTCAACTACAACCACCCAGTGAAATACATCGCTGCCGCAAAATCGAGTGGTAACGTTGATTTTGATGCTGGTAATATCCGACTGCAAATAAACGGTACCGACGTTACTGATGGTAAAAAGGCTAACCCACACTATACCGCGTGCTCCTTTTATTACCATGCGGCGTACAATTACATGGACACAGTGGTTGCCGATCGTTTCTTGTACCCATTCTGCCTCGAAACATTCAAGCTTCAACCAACTGGTTCGCTTAACTTCAGTCGTTTAGATTCCGCCCGTTTCGTGACGGATTCTGGTACATTTGATACAGACATGTATGCCGTTAACTATAACATTATGCGCATAGAGAACGGTATGGGTGGCCTCATGTATTCTAATTAAATTAGATACTAATAACAAATGCTTTGGAAGTATTTATTCCTTTTAGGTTTTGTGTTTATACTCACATATGATCCAAAATCCAGGACACTCGAAAAATTCATTTCTCCCATTAACCAGGAGGAAGCTACTTAAAAAAATTCAACGTTTCTATTACACAAAAGTATGATCTCTTTTGATAGAGAGACTCTCACGATTGTAGCTATAATCGCATGTATCGCGGCTACCTTTTACATGTATAAGGAGTTTACAAAGGCAAAGAGTGATATCGAAAGTATTAAAGGTTTCTGTAATAAAATCGTTCAAGCGCACACACCACCACCCAATCAACACCATGTTATTCAAGAGCATGATGAAGAAGAGGAAGAGGAAGAGGTCCCAATCAAAAATGTTGCCGAGTCCAAAGAAAATTAACATCTCTGGCGATTATAACTTGCGATCAGCGCAATGAAGAAATATAAAGCGATAGCAGTACCGGTAACATTTACAAGTGATAAACCCAAATTCCTAACAGTGAGAGATAAGCGCTTTAAAGACTGGATATTCGTGACCGGAGGGTGTCGTCGAAGAGAGATTTTTAATCCTATTCGATGTGCTCTTCGTGAACTCGAAGAAGAAACGCGTGGTGTCGTTTCTTTAAAGAAAGGCGAATATACAGAATTTAAATTTACAGTAAAAGAAAGTCCGACTGTTGAGTTGGAATATAATGTATTTATTTTTTTCGTAAATTATACGAAACCAGAACAAGTTGATCTCGTTAAAAAGTTCAATGACGAAAAACAAAAGACAATAGCTAAAAAAATACAAAAACAACCTATTAAACGTACGCATGACGAGAATGATTTTATGTCATTTGACACTCTTCAGGAGTTCAGAATGAAGAAGCAATGGGATCGTATCACCAAAAATGTACTCGAAAACCCCGAGTTCTATGCGTGTGTTACATCTTTGAATAGAAAATCCTTTGCTATAAAATAATGAAGTCAAAGAGCTACATTTTAATGCAAATACAAGATTTACTCGTAAGTAGGCATTCATACACGCCCACACGCGCAAACGAATATATTGAAGAACACAAAGAAGACAAAGTATATGAACTTTTAATGTTGAAGAAAAAACTATCAGAAGATGAACCTACATATCCAGATATCTCATTTAGGAAATCTATGTGGAGAAGCTTTGAAGAAGATTAAAAGAATGACTCGAACTAATGGTAAGTATGTTCAAGGAGTGGTGCAAAGAGCACGGCTTTCTTGGAAAGAACCCCAATCCATCACATGTGTTCATGGACGGCGGTGTGCTGTCCGTACCATTTGATAGATTGAAGGAATTTTATGAAAAATACGTTGAATGCATCACATTAAACGAAAAAGTGTATCTAGTAGAACAAAAAACAATAGATGCGTACAATTTTTTCGTCGATCTCGATTACAAAGATGATGATATTCTCACGATAGAAGAAATAAAACGCGTGTGTAAAGTGATATGCGACAAAGTCAGTAAGTATGGGGGTAAAGATGCACTCGTATGTGTTTCAAAACCAAAAAAGGTAGGTGATTTCATGAAAACTGGTGTACATATAAATTGGCCGGATTTTGCTGTAAATAGATCTTCAGCATTAGCTCTCAGGGAACACGTGATAAACACACTGAATATTGCATATGGTTCCAAAGATTGGAATGACATTGTCGATTTGTCTGTGTATGGAAGCAATGAACGAAATACACGGGGGAGTGGGTTTAGAATGCCATTTTCACACAAATGGGTCACACACAAGGAATGTAATGGTAAAGGGTGCTCTGGATGCGATAGAGGAAAGGAGACGCAAAGTGAGTATTTACCTATACTTATGTACAAACATGGTCCACTTGCTATGTTCCAAAATATATCACCAGAGCCAACACTCGAAATTATGTTTATGGCGACTCTTAGGAGTGAATGTACCGAACCCAACATAATCGAAGGTTTACACAAAAAGAAGGAAGGTTCATTCACGGCAAGTCAATTGAAAGACGAACTAAAAGATCCGGAAACATGTGCTTTACTCGAAACATTCATACGTCGACACATGGAAGGTCAAGTAGACGCTCGCGTAAAAAATCTATACCGAGAAAAGAATAGTTACCTCGTGGCGACAACATCTAGGTATTGTGAAAACACCAAACGGAGCCACGGTTCAAATCATGTATGGTTTCACATACTAGGAGACACTATATTTCAAAAGTGTTTCTGTAGATGCGAAACAATGAAAGGTCGTTTCTATGGTTTTTGTAAGGATTTCTCTGGGCGAAGACATCAGTTACCACCATCGATTGTCGAAAAATTACAGGTCACGAAATACAAACCTCTTCCAAAGAAGAAACCGATCGAAAAACCAAGAGAGGATGTACGTGAAGACCTTAAGACATATATCAAAAAATACATGGTTCAAGATGATAACCTCGAAATACACACTATAGAGAATGTGAAGGGTAAAAAGAAGCTCGTCAAGACAAACCACACATGCCCAATGTGTTCTACACAGTCTGATTTTTCGGTATTCAAAAGTGAAATTCAAAAAATTTGTAAATGTGTGAACAGGAAACACAGGCTTATAGATAAGATAGTATCTAAATTATAAATATGATTGCAGTAGTTGTTTTATTAGCTGTAATCTATATATCTTCGAGGATATCAAAAATAAAAACAAAGATGGATCCGGTCGAAGAAATCATACAAGATGTGCGAGAGTATGCACATGTGAACGGTATATTGTATAGAGAATTTGTAGCAAATCTACACATGGCGGTAGATTTCAAGGGTCATTCTGATATTTCGAATAAACTTATAGAACGATCGATGCATAACCTAGAAGAACTCGGTATGTACTCCAAAAACAATGAAATAATGAGTAAACTGAACACAATAATAGAAAGGTTGAATGACTTAAAGATGTAATGATTAAATATTGTAAATGTCTAGCATTAGAACCCGTTCTGGTCGCGTTTCCAAGCCCCCTGAGCGCCTTGAACTGTTTGAAGAAGTTGAAGACGATTACACAGACGAAGAAGATTCCGATTTTGATGAAGATGATTATGATTCGGAATCTGAATCCGAATCTGAATCAGACGACGAAGAAGATGCAGATGAAAATGGTAATTTAGCTGGTTTTATTGTTGATGAAGATGAAGATGAGGAATAATGTACTTAAAAAAATAAAACTCGATTTTATAAAATGGAGAGTGATATAGGAAATCCACTTGAGTATACACCGGATGTACTTCAAAAGGAAGAACCAATAGAGGATGTACAGAATGAGCAAGAACCCTTGTATTACTATCCTCCACCTCCATCGGCTCCACTTCCACACACACAATACCAAGAAAAAATTGATATTTTTTCAAATCTAGACAAAACAGCGTACATAGTGATATTTGTGGCTTTTATTTTAGGATTTTTTATGGGTAAGACTATGCAACCAGTCATTCTTCGCCCAGGATAAAATGTGTTCCGTTTAAGTGTTTCGTGTTTATACACTTAACCAGAATATATTCAACAATGGTGATCGGGGCTACCGATCAGCATTATATCTTTTTTAGTTATTTACGCAGAGTTCACTTCTTCACCCTTTTCAACTTCATCTCCTACAGTCACCTTCGCTTCAACACTCCCCTCTTCAGCTTCACGCTTCTTACGTCGTTCTTCAATCTCCTTGGCGACAATTTCGTCAGCTTCCTTCACGAGATCTTCCATATTTGCATCTGGTTTCTCCTTCCTGAGGCGTTCAAGTACCTCTGATGGGTGACTAATCGGCGCTTCATCTGGCTTCGTGTAGTACTTTGAATTTTCGTCACCTGGTTTAATGTATGTGTTATTTGGATTTTCCATCATATCTCTCTTACGCTCTTGGAACATCTTTGCCGCCATAGCTTGATTCTCTTTGTATCCACTCATGAGTTCTTCCAACTTTTCATTCGTGTAGTGAACATCGTCGATGACGGTGGGGTCTGGTGGAATCAACAACCATTTGTACATATCTACAACATATATATCAAAAGTCGCATCTTCTCTTTGAAGACGTTTTGCATGGTTTGCAGCTTCTTCTCGAGTAGAAAAGGCTCCTCTGATTTTAATACCAAATTTATCATTCTTCTGAGGGCATTCCGGACCAACAACGGAGAGGCAAGCATAGAGCTGGCCCGGGACTGTGGTGTAATCCTGTTCGAGCGACATTTCTGACTTAATATGCACACAAAACTTTAAGCTGACTTAAAAAATACATACACATGTATATTAAATGGTACATACATTCTGGGATACACAACCTATGTCTAAAGAGACACTGGGTGAAATTGATTCTTCGAGGTGTGTGCGCAAAACACCCATCGAATTACCAAAAGAATTCGAGTGGTCGACGTGTTCCATAGACGAAGCGAGTGACTTACTTAGCTCGCACTACATACGAGATGAACATTTTTCACTTGAATATTCTAAAAAGTTTATCGAATGGGCGACAGATCCGGAATGGAATATTGGTATTAGGGCAAAATCCAGTGGTAAGCTCGTAGGTTTCATTTCAGGGATACCTTCTAAATACAGGTTTCACGATAAAATAATTGATGTCATGCAAGCAAATTTCTTATGTGTACACGACACGCTCCGTAACAAAAGGTTAACACCTCTACTCATATCAGAACTGGCGAGACGATCAAATCTGAAAGGTATATGGCAAGCGATTGCGACGGCTGTGGCTGAACTCCCTTCGCCACTCGTGAAGACCAGTTATTGGCACAGGCTTTTAAATGTACCCAAACTTAACAAGGCTAAATTTTCACAAGAACGAGAAAGACCACACATTGTGTCTGGTTCGTGCTCACATAGACTTATCACAGATACCGATGTACAAAGGGTCACGGGTGTGTTATCCAAACACATGTCAAGGTACGCAGTCGCACCAGTCATAGATGAAGCCTACGTCAAACGCTGGTTATTACCTGTTGAAGATATGATATACTCATACATCGATGATTCAAGTGGTCACTTTACGTCTTATTATTGCGTCCCTTACACATCGGTGAAAACTGGTACACATGTGAAACAGGCGTATATGTTCTATGACACGGGAAAAGGAGACCTAAAAGATGCAGTCATATTAGCTCGAAATGTCGGTATCGATGTGTATAACACACTCGACGTTGGGTTAGATGTAGACATACTTCGTACATCCAAGTTCATGGAAGGAAGTGGTTATAATCACTGTTACGTTTACAATTGGTCTTGTGGAGACATGGAGTCGGATAAAATTTTTATGAGGATATTTTAATTCTAAATTTTTTTTTATTTTCAAAACTTTTTTCTTTTAAAAGAAAGTTTCTAAAAATTTTTTTTTATTTTCAAAACTTTTTTCTTTTAAAAGAAAGTGTAAAAAATAAAATTTTTTTTTGTGTTTTAAATTTTGAAAAAGTATGGTGTTACTTTAAAATCCATTCCACACACCATGTATAAATCATACACATAAATAAAAGACTCGTCTTTTATCACGAATGATACCTAAGTCAAACGAGTGTTGAAAAAATATCAAACGATTACATGGAATGCATACGGAAGCATCACAACTCAGAGAAGCGCGAACTCATACAGAGAGTGTGCAGGGAAGGTGATGCCGTGTTG